GGCTCGACAAAGTCGAAGCGGTCGATGGTGGCGTCCAGGGCGGTCAACATGACTCCATGTTGATTCGCTACCACGGGCGAACTGAGCGTGTCAAGTGCGAGTCCTGCGATTCGCTACGGGCATCGCACGACACCGGCAGTTCGGCGCTTGGCCCGGATGCGCCCGGATGCCGCCAGGGCCAGCAACCGGCGGACTGCCCCAGGACTGGCGCTTGCCGTCGAGCGCGCGGTGCTCGCGTCTCACCCGTGAGTCACCCATCGTGACCCAGATGTACTCGCCCAGGCCAGCGGCGCGCTGCGTCTCCTCGGCGACCGACACGTCCAGGTCGTTAGTGCCGTCCTCGACCTCGTAGCGGACACGGGACCGGACCGTCTTGGTGGTGGTGCGCAGCGACGCGACCACCTCCTGCACGGTGGCGCCGCGGGCGGCAGCCGCACGGATGGCCTTCTCGGTGGCTGTCTGCAACGAGGCCGCGACCGTCGCCGGGGAGCCGGACAGCCTCGCCGCGTAGCCCTGGCTCGCCGCGAGCGCGGCAACCGGCGCCACGCGCTCGCCGACGACGTCCGAGGTCAGCGCCGACCACCGTCGGGCCGACGTGGCGGCTGCGGCCGCAGCGAGCGCCGTGACGGCGGCCGCTGGCAAGAATGGCGGCGGGCCGCGCCTGGTCAGCGCCAGCAGCGCGCCCTCGTCGTCCTGCGAGACGCGGCCGTCTCGGCCGTAGCCGCGCGAGGCGGCCCACAGCGCAAGCCGCTGCTCCAACTTCTGCTGCTCGTCGGCCCACCACAGCAGGAGCAGCAGGAGCAGCAGTTGCCGGGAGCGCGCTTGTGGCGGCGGCTTCGGGATGTCCTCCTCGTTGCGGTGGCGCTGGTCCTTGTCGCGGGTCGCGTCTGCGCGCTCGCGTCCGTCGCGCTCCGCGGCTTCGCGCGCCCTCGCCTTGCCCGACTCGCTGCCGGTGTCGTAGCGGTGGACGCGCCCGCCACGCCCCCAACGGTAGCCGCCTTGGCCCCGGACCTTGACGTGCTCGACCGCCATCACGCCGCCGCGGAGGTCGGCCCCTGCTGCTGCCCCTCGGAGTCCGCCTCCATGCCAGCAGCAGGGGTCGCCTGTAGCGCGGCCATGGCCGCCACCTCCTCGTCCGTCGGTCCAAGGAGTTCGTCTGGCATCCCGTCTGCGACCAGCGGGTACGCCTGCACATCTGGATCCTGGTACCGCGCCCTAGACTCCTCGGTGGTGATGATCTTGGCGTCGATCAACACCTTGTCGCGGTTGGCGTTCTTAAGGTCGATGTCTGCGAGTTCAAGCCGCGTCGGGACGTCGAGCGAGGGCCAATGGAGGCTAAACGTCTCGAACGCGCCCTCGCCGAACTCGGAGACGAGCAGGTCGTAGACGGCGGGCTCGTAGACGTCGTTGCGAACGTCGGTGAGCAGGGCGTGCCAGTTCCGGGTCGCGCTCTCGTCGTCGGAGGTCATGCCGGCGGGCGGCTGGCCCCACAGCACGGTCATCGGGATGCCCTCGACGGAGCAGCACCGCTCCTCCAGGGTGACGATGACCTCGCGCGTGCCCGAGAGCGGGATGGCATCGCGGACGAGCTGGTCTTCCTTCGACATCACGCCAAGGCGGTGCGTCGAGCGGGACTGCATGAACGCCTTGATGGCGAGCGCGTAGGCGTTGCGGCTGCTGCCGCCGGCCGTCGGGGCGTGGTTCGCCAGGGCCAGGGTGGGCGTGCCCTGTTCGAGCAGCAGCCCGGCAAGCGTCGACTGCCCGGCGTCGAGGTCGCGGATGGCCTCCCAGTAGAGGTCGAGCACCGACAGGTCGTACCCGCGCTTCGCCGTCGTCATCGCGTGGGGGGCGAACGCGCCGGGGAAGTAGATGAGGTGCGAGTAGTGCACCTTGGCCGTGTACTTCGACCCGAGCGTGATGCCGTCGCGCGACATCGTGATGGTGTAGAACTCCGGGTTGCCGAAGTTCTGCGACTCGGGGTTGGTGTCGAAACTGACCGGGACGGCCTCGCTCGCAAGGATGACGTGCAGGGCCAGGACGGGACGCCCGAGGGGCCGGGGCTCGGACAGGTCTTGGATTCCCTGGGTGACCTTGAGCAGGTGGCAGCCGCCGTCCTTCCGAGCCATCACGGCGGCGTCGCGGAACTTCTGGAAGACGCCGAGCCGGCGCAGGAAGGCGGCCTCGACCCCGCGCTCACCGCCCCGGTCGAGCCGGAAGCGGTCGCGCATCGCGGCGTAGGGCGGCGCGCGGCAGATGCGGTACGACAAGCCGTTCTGCGCGAACAGCGTGTCCGTCTCGTTCGGGCTGAGCCAGGGGGCGCGGACCGGCCGGGCGCTGATGCGCTTGTCGACGTCGGACGACCCGAGCCCGGTGATGATGTTCACCAGGGCGTCGAGGCGCGACGCCGGGTCGGCTGGCTGCGCCTCCTGCTGCTGGTGCGCCGGCAGCGGGAGGTCGATGTCCAGGGCCGCGCGCTGCGACGGGAACAGCCAGTCCATGATGTAGGAGTAGAAGTTCATGCGTTCGCCTACCACAAGTCCGCGGACTCGTCCACGGCGCCGAGCAGCGCCTCGCGGTCGACCGCGGTGGCGCCGAGCCCGTGGAAGTAGGACAGCGCGATGGTGGTGGCGTCGAACTCGTCGTCGTGCTGCGCGCGGGGCACCGCCGTGACCTCGTTCGTGTACCGATGACGGTAAGTCGCCGTGGCGCAGATCCGCACGTTGCCGGCGGCCCACACGGGCACGTAGGGCGTCATGCGGGCGACCTTGTCGCCGCTGTGGCCGTGCACGTCGTGGCCGATGACGCCGCGGAGTTGGCGTTCGAGGTACTGGCGGATGGCGCGGCCCGACGAGGTGTTCTCGACCACGATGGCGTGGGGGTTGTAGACGCTCGCCAACTGCTTGACGACGCCGACAACCTCTGGTGACTCAAGCCTGAGACACAGGGCCTCGATGAGGAAATACTGCCCGCCGCGCGCCGCCCACACCTGGATGGCCGTCGGGTCGTTGCTCTGCTTTGTCTCGGCCGCGCCGTCGACCGTGATGATGACGACGTCGGCCGCGCCCGCGTAGTCGGCCGGTTCGCCGTAGTAGACGGCGCCGTCGATCCAGTCGCGGTGAATGACAGACCCGCCGCGGGGGATGGGGTTCTGCTGGTAGAGCGTCTCCCACATGACGTTGTTGGCGAGCAACTGCGGGGAGTTGTCGAACCACTTCTGACCGAACCGCTCGGGCCAGAGGAAGTCGCCGGGCTGGCGCCAGTCCTGGGTCGCCTCCGTGGCCCGGCACGGCCAGACGAACTTCTTGAAGCGCCCGCCGTAGCGGCTGTCGGCCCAGCCCGCGAGGTCGTTGAGCCCGCGCCGCGTCTCCATGAGCAGTACGCCGCCGCCCGTCTCCAGGCGCGACAGGATGTCGTTCTCGACCCAGTTGTACGCGCTCTCCATGAACGCCTTCGAACGCGCGTTCTCGTCGCTTCCGGTGACGTCGTCGATGACGACGATGTTGGCGCCGATGCCGCCCGTCGCCGAGCCCTTGCCGACCGCCGTCCAGGCGTTGTCGCTCTCGGTGTACCATTCCTGATTCGTCCAGATGTCCGCCGGCTTCAAGTGGGGGATGCCGGCCTCGTACATCTGCTCGACGCCGGTCTTGACCTTGTTGGACACCTCGCGGGCGCGGTCGTCGGTCGAGGTGGCGTACAGGATCTTTGACCCCGGCATGGACCCGAAGACCCGGCGCGGCAGTCCGCGGCCGACCGTCTCGGTCTTCCCATGCCGCGGCGGCGCGTTAACGATGTACCAAGGCATCTCGCCGGCCTTCACCTCGGCGATGAACTGGTCGACGACGGCCCCGATCTCCAGGTGGAAGCGGCCTGGGCTGTATCGCGGGTTCATCAGTTTGATGGTGTCGACGACGCTGTTTCCGACCAGGGCTTCGATCTGCCGCTTCCGCTTGAGTGCCTCCTCCACGGCCGCTGTGACCTTGGCGGCCTGCTCGTAGGTGACGTTCACGGCTCGCCCTCAATGATCCCCGCGTGGTCTTGCAGGTCGCGCGCCCGCTCCCACGTCTCATGCATCCGGGCGAGCTCCTCCGCGGTGTACCTCGCGACGAGGTCGTTGACCGACTGCTCGCTGTGCGACACTTGGATGCCAACTGCCTTGTCGCTGACGTTGACCTGGATGTTCGTGTCACCGCCCTTGCCGCCCGCTTGGCGCCCCGACAAGCCTCCGATGTCGAGGATGACCTTCGCGGCCGCGAGTTGGACCGCGTGAGGGACCGGCGACCCGCCTTCGCCGTCGTCGGCCCCCTCCCCGCGGGCCAGCCGGACCACGGTGTCGATGGCGTCAGGGAACACGCTAGTGACACGGCCGATGGCGGACGCGCGGCGCTGGGCGATGATCTTGTTCATCATCGCCTGCACCATCGGGTCGTCGCTCATCTTGGCGATGTCCGACTGCTTGACGCCCATCTCCTTGGCGATGAACTCGGCGCTACGGCCGTCCACCAGCAGGGTGGCGACCGCCTCTTTGGCCGCCGTCCGGCTCAGGCCCTTGTAGCGCACGACGTCGTTCATGCAGCCATGAGTAGCCCGAGGCGGACTAGCGCGTCAACTACCTCGTCAACTTGAACCTGAGCAGGCGGAACTCGCGCCCCAGGACCCGGAACACGCCCGCCTCGTCGCAGCGGAGGCCCGTGACGTCCTCGCCCTTGAGGTAGGCGTAGGTCGTCGCCGCCGAGCGCAATTCCTCGAACGCAGCGCGTTCCGTCAGGCAGGCCGCAACGATGGTCGGCGCGTCGTCGACCGGCGTCACCAGGACCGCGAACATCGGCGACGTGGTGACCTCCGTCGCGCTCCCCAAGTGGAAGGACAGAGCGTAGTTGATGATGCCGTCGTTCGTCGGGACGGTCCTGTACCTCGCGTAAAATGACGGAGCAAACTCGGCCATCACGCTGTCGCCCAGCCTGCGCGGGATCTTGATCATCACGATGTCGTCGCCCAGCTTCGGGACGAGGACCTGGTTGGGCGCGCGGCCGCTGCCCCGACGCATCTCGGTCGGGATCTCGACGACGCGCGGCTTCGCTGGCAGCCCGCGCGTGACCTTGCGCTTGGGGGTCCAGGGCTTCCGCTTGGTGCTCACAGGTACCTCAGCATGACGAGTTGCTCGGCGGCTTCGGCAGCCGTCACGAAGGTTGCGGGCTCGGGCCCGAGAGCCATGGAGCCGGGGCGCCTGGGGCGCGACAAGACCAAGCCTTCGGTCGTCAGGGCGACCCAAGCGGACCCCGGGACGCTGACAGGCTTGTTGCCGCGCGCCGCTCGGGGCAGCCGGACGGGGACGCGCTCGACGAAGCCGAGGAGTTGGTTCTTGTGAACGATGTTCCATCGCTTGTCGCCGCCGAGGCGTGGCGTGTTGATCTGCTTCCGGAACGGAACGGCAAGCGAGCGGCCGCAAGCGTTGCGGGCCGCTGCCTCCACGCTCCGTCCGTAGCCGACCTCGGCGCCGCTGCCGGACTCAATGGAGAACCAGCCGTTGTGCCGCTCGACGGCGTGCAGCGTGCGGTCGTCGTAGATGGCCCGCGCCAGGGCGAGCCGGTTGTGGGGCGCTTCTGGCCCGAGCGCAGCCTCGGTCACGCCACCACCTCCTGGGTGCAGTCGTCCACGTCGTAGACGTCCGACAGCCCGGCGAACTTGACATAATCAGTGCCGGGCGCGGGCTCGGTGTCGGACGGCACGACGTCGAACTTGGCGCCAACGAGCTCGCCCGCGGCCTTCGCCGCCTCGGAGCGGTTGCAGCCGAGCATCCGGCCGGTCGCGTCAGGGACGGCCGTGCGCCACATGCCAGCGCGCGAGCGCCACATGCCCTGCTCGCCGAACGGGGTAACGATGACCGTGAAGTCCTCGGTGACGTCAATGACGGCCACCACGGCCGAGCGGTCGGTCCAGACGGCGACCAAGTGGCCGCCCTTCGCATCCATGGAGCGCGCTGCGGCGCAGGCGACGCTGTGGCTCTGGTGGACGTCGGGCGACGCCACGGTGAGCTCGCGGTCGGCGCCGACGTGGTAGATTCCCCAGCCCGACGGATGGAGCAGCGCGGCGTGGCGCCGGAACGCGGGGCCGATGGGCTTGCCGTCGTCGCTTCT